CCCGGTACCCGCCTCATCCGAGACGGTCACGCCATCAGCCCATACCGCGCCTGTGTTGTCATGGATGATCGCGTGGTCGGGTGTGCCCGCCGTGGCGATCTGCGCCTCGATGGGTGCGGTGAGGATGATCTGGTGGGTCTGCGCGTCGATGGTCCCGACCCCCTCCGCGATGGGGATGGTGACGAGCACCGTATCGGTGGCATCGCGGATCACGATGCTCGCCTGCCCCGCACCAGCGTCCAGAAGATCGAAGGATGCTTGCAGGGCTGGCAGGCGGGCGGCGGCATCGCGGGCGGCGAGGTGGGCGGCGGAGAGGTTCATGTCATTCCTCAGGCGGCGATGGGATCAGGTTGATCTTGACCACCGGGTCATACTCCCCGGTGTGGTCATAGGCGACCACTGAGTAGTGCCGATCCCGGCTCAGCCCTTCGACTCGCCAATTGCCGTTGGCGTCTGACTTCGTGCGGGCCACCAGTTGCGCGGCAGAGAGCGCAAAGGGGCGCACGTACTCGCCCTCATAGACGTCCACGGCGCGAGACACCGGCAACTCTGCGGGCGTCCCCGAGGGGTTGGGTACGCGGGTGGTGCCGTACAGCACGCCGGGGTGTAGTGCGGGGCGCAGGACAAAAGCGGTATCGGTATGGGCAACCAGAGTCATCGCCAGCCCCCCGTGACGCCCAAGTCATACGCAGCATGCCTCGGATTGGAGGTAACGGTCTGGTTCCCTGCGCGCACAAAAAACAACACCCTCCCGTCTGCGACCTCCACCGTCTGGTTGTTAAACAACGTGGTCGTGGTGCCATAGGACCACAAAAGCCCGGGCACTTTCCCTCGAACAGGCTCGTTGCTGAGGGAAGAGTTGGTGGGAAAAACTTCGGACAGAAGCTGTGTGTCGGTCGGAGGGGGCCCGGCGGGGTTGAGGCTCGATACTGCCGACAGAGCTTGCCGAGGGGCAGGAGAGTAAAGCCCATCCAAACCCCGCGGGCGGGACACCGAAGCGTGGGAGCCCACTGCGTAGGACGAGTCCATGTTTTGCCCCGGGGCGTTGATGCTCGTAGTCGTTGAAGCGATGATCTCGCAAGCCCACGGGTCGGCGGGGTTGAACGCAACGAGATCGCCAAACCGCCCCAGCGAATAAATCCCCTCGTAATTGGACGGGTGGGCGGCGATCATGGGGTAGATCATCCGCGTATCGCCCACAAACGCCCACGGGCGCGAAGCCGTGTCTGCCGTGGAGGATTTGATCCAGTTGTATGCGCCGAGCGCGGACTGTGCAAAGGTGGGAAACGGGTTCGTCCCCGCGTCAATCGCAGTCATGGCCTCGTATCCGCGCACCCGAGGGTATCGGGCATCCGAATCATCCATCCACAGATAGACCCCGGTGCTGGCCGGGTCTGCGCTGCGGTATGCGGCGAGGTTGGTCCCCTCGAACGCCTTGACCCACCCGGCCGGGGCCATCTTGACCGAAATGGTGCCGGTCGCCGTGCCGTCCGCGATCCCCGGGCAGTTGAACTTGAACGAGGAGCCGGTAACGCTGTGGATGCGCCACTCATCGTTGAGGGCGGACACCGACGCGCCGCTCATGGCGATCACCGCATGCTCGGGGTACGGCACACCCGCCGAGATTGAAACGGTCGCCACTTCGGAGGCTACCACCACGCTGTCAACGGTGCGGATGCAGTAGCCGTTGACCAGCACCGCGTCCAGTAGCTCGATCATCGCCCCCGCCTGACCCCGCATCACAGGGGCGTCTGCGATGGTACTCAGGCCAAACTTGACACTGGTGTCAGCTTTTGTCGTCATTTATCTGTCCTCTCGATTACGGGCGGTCGATGTTGCCGAGGGCGTACAACTCCACGCCATCTTCGCCATCGCCAAGGGGTTCGTCGGATTGCTGGATGCTTCGCGCAATCCAGATGTCGGCCAGCGCGCCGACCGTGTTGATGCGCACCACGTTGCCCGCACTCCAGCCGCCGCCGTTGGCCGCGAGCGGGATGTGCAGATAGGGCACGCCGCCCGTGCCGTCCGGGTTGCGGGTGCGGGGGTTGATCGGCGCGATGTCTGCGTTGAAAGGGCCGCTGAACACGAGGCCGCGCCGCTCGCCGATCAACTCAACGTTCGTGGTGCTCGTCCAGCGCAGGAGCCATCGCTCTGTCTCCGCACCCTCGTTGGTGACGGTGATCGGGTGGGCGATGGTGTCTAGCGTGGCGGTGGCCTCGCTGCCGGTGAGCGTGTCGCTCCATACCCCTGTCCATGTTGCTTGGTCCCACACTGCGCTCACCCGGGCGCGGCGGTCGCCGTGGATGAGGCAGGAGGCGACGATGGACTCGTTTGCGGGGTAGTCGTGGGTCAGCGGGCGAGCGAACGTCAGTTGCCCGGTGATCTGCGCGTCGGTGATCTGGCGCAGATCGCCCACGGTGTGGCGCACCGTCACGGGCATGGTGATGCCGCTCACGTCAGCAAACGTCACGATGCCCGTGGCGCGGTCCAAGCTGTAGCCGCTGGTGACGGTTGCGCCGTTGGCGTCAAGCACGCGCACCCAGCCGATGCGGGTACGCCCGCAATCCACTGTGCCGCCGTTGGCTACGGTGGCCGGTGCGGTTTCCGCCGTGTGCATGATCATCGCCACGTCACCGGGCCGGAAGATCGGCACACGGCCATCGGAGGGCAGGCGCACCGGGTCAATGCCAAGGATGGTGGCGTCGAGCGGGAGGTAGCTGTACGCCACGGCGTTGTAGCGGATGGTTTCGGGCAGCACCTGCACCGGCTCCCAGGTGCCGGCGTTGTCCGCGCCGAACTCCACCCACGCGGTGCCCATTTCGTAGTTCACCGCGCCACGCGCGAGGGCGCCCACGATGTCGCCGTTTGCGTCTGCGCTGGCGCTGATCGCGGTGCCGTCCAGTGCGGTGGCGGTGATGGAGAGGGCCTCGGGCTTGATCGGGGAGAGGTTGGCGCGGAACGAGGCGTCGATCGCTTTCCACTCGCCATAACGGACGAGGCATGCGCTCACCGCCGGCACGGCCGCGCCTGCGCCCCATAGCGTGACCGCGGCAACGCCCTGCCCGTAGTCCAGCGTGCCCGCTGCGGTGCCCGAGCCGGTGCCGGGGTCGATGTCGGTGTAGAGGACGCCGTTGCGGTCCTCGTAGGTCTTTCCGGCCCACGCAAAGCGCACGGAGTTGGCGACCACCGCACCGTCGGCACCGTTGAGCAAATCCACCCGCACGCCCACCGTGGAGGGGCTGACTGACTCGCCGCTGATTGCGTTGGGGTTGTAGGCGGTGGTGTCGAACTCCACGGCGATGTTGGACACGCCCGTGATGCCGGCGAGCCCTGCGTCGGTGATGAACTGGTAGGCGAGGCTGTTCCAGATGCCGGTGCCGACGGCGATGGAGCCGTGCCCCACCCCTGCCGGCGCACCGGTGAGGGTAACGACGCCGGTTGCGGTGTCGAATGTGCCGATGGGCTGATCCGCCCACACGACGTAGTAACCGGTCATCTCCGCACGACCTGCGCGCACGCGCACCGTGCCGTCGGTGACCAGATACGCCTCGGCCAGAAATACGCCGTAAGGGGACGCCGCGGACAGGCGCATCGAACCGCTGTTGCGAAACGGGGCGGTGCCGGGGAGCGTGAAGCTGTTGCTGCCCAGCGAGGCCACGCCGCCCGAGGCCAGCACATCGCCCTCGCGCCAGGTGTAGTCGATGGCGACCGAGGTGCCGAAGTCGAGCAGCACATCCATGCGCAACCGGACCTCGCCCGTGGCGTAGTTGATCGTGCCGCTGGCGATGCCGGTGCCGCTGATCACGCCGTTGCTGTCGGTCGCCGTGCGCGCAAGGCCCCCCGTCGTGTAGTGGACGGTGACCGAGCCGGGCACGACCGGAGACTGCGCGGTCGTGAACACCAGTTCCGGGGTGGGCGACACGGCCGAGGTGGCGCCGGCACGCACGACGTAATGCACCGGGGAGGCCCAGGCGAACAGGATCTGGCTGTCGACGTCGGGCAGCGCACCGAGCGTGACCGTGACCGAGCCCGTGGTGTAGCTCACGGTGCCCGCGCCGATGCTGGGGTCGGCGGCGGCGAGGTTTCCTGCGCCGTCGTCGCGCAGCTCGTACCAGTTGCCCTGCGCGCGAAACGACACCGACAGCACGCCAGGGGTCGGAATGGGTAGGATCGTCTCCACCCAGTTCAGGCGACGGGACTCGGCGGTGACGGCGCGGGCGAGCGTGTGCGCCTGCTGCGCGACCTCGACTGCGCGATCCCCGGCGCTGTACGTGGCCGTGACATTGGGGTTCATCGGCTGGTTGGCGAGCGGCGTTTCGGTCTGCGCCGAGGGGACCAACTTGGTGAAGATGCTCCCGGCCATGACGGTGAGCGCGCCCACGCTGGCCGAGGTGCGCAGCCGCTCCGCGCCGTAGTAGTTGGTTGCGTCTGCCACGGAGGTGTCGCGCAGGCGCGTTTTGCCGGTGTAGTTGATGGAGGTTTCGGTGGAGGTTGGGGTGTGGCCGGCGAAGTTGTACCGCAGCGCATCGGACAGGGACAGCGTGACCACCCACCGGGTAAAAGGGTTCTGTGAGCCGGCGTTGAAGATCACCTCCTGCGTCTCGACCTTCGTGACGCGGACGTACTGCTCTTGCTCGCCCGCCAGGCCCTCGTCCTGCACCAGGCACAGTGTCTTGCCGATGGGCGGCAGCGCCGAGCTGACGCGCTGGATGATGCTGATCGCGCGCATGCCTACGATGTGGTTTTCATACAGGTAGCCGGTCCAGAGCGGGCCTTTGTACAGGTACGCCTCGACGCGGTTTGCGGCCTGCGCCCGGGTGTCGAACGGGTCGCGACTGGAGAACAGCGTGTAGCCAAGCGCGTCATCGGTCGGCAGTGCGGTGATGACCGTCTTGGCGCCGCCGTAGAGGTCGGTGCTCAGGGTGCGGACGGCCAGGAAGATCTTGCGCAGGTTGAAGCGGCCGTAGGCGCGATCGAGGTCGCTGATGTCTTCGAAGACGTTGTTCATGAGGCCGTCGAGGATGACCGTGCCGGTGGCGGCGCCGCCGCCCTCGGGCACATCGTCCATGACCTGGGATTCGACGAAGACGATGTTTTGTTCTTGGATGGGCATGGTTATTCAACCGTGATGAATCGGAGAGTGGCCAGCACCCAGTCTGCGGGTTCTGGATCGGCGTAATGGACGACCGGGCGGGCCTCGAAGGGGCCGCCGTCGTGGTGGCGGAACAGCACCCAGTGGGAGCCCCCGCGCAGACTCAGCGTGAGGCGCTTGCCGGGGATGTCAGCCCATGCCTGCAGTTGAGCCATGTCGGCGCGAGTCATCCAAGCGCTACGTTCGTCCTCATTGCGCAGCGTGATCGGGCGGCCGTATTGGCGTGCGCCTAAGTGCACGATGAGGGCACCAGTCAAGCTCCGCTCCATCGCTTGCTCGACCGCCGCCCAGGCAAACTCATCCTCCCAGTAGAGATCCGGATCGAGTTCGAGCACAGTGGTGCCATCGGAGAGAGTGATCGCCATCGGTCAAGATCTCGACATATCGGATTCAAGCTGCCGGAAGAGCTGATTGAGAGCCTCTGCGCCCGCCGCGTCGGTGCTGATTGAGTGCGACCGCGCGCCGATATGAACATCCACGCGATGCACGACCGGGCTGGCGCTCTCACGCGGGGCGGACTGCTGAGCGGCAGCGGCTACACCGTTGTTCGATGAACTCGACGACGACGCCTGGCGGGCCGCGGCCAGAACCGCAGCATCAATCGCCGCCTGGAACTCACTCAGGCGGTTCGTGTTCGCAAACTCCTTGGCTAGCCGGAGGGCGGTTGCATCATCAAGCCCCTCGGACTTGGCGCGCTCGTATGCGCCGCGCTCGGAATAGCCCGCGAAGCCGCCGCGGCTACCGCGATTGGTCCGCTCGGTCTGCGCTTCGATCAGGTTTCCGTCGGCGTCCCACACCCCATTGAGGCCGGAGGCCTGGCGCTTGATGGTCGCCACTTTCTCCGCAGCCTGTTCCGCCTTCTTGCTCAGTGCATCGAGCGCCTCTACGCCCTCGGTCATGGACCGTACCAACACCCGGCCAGCTTCATCGGCCTCCATGCGCACTTTGTAGAGTGCCGCCTCTGCCTTGAGCGATTCGGATGCGACGCCGCCGTTGGCCTCGATGGCTTTCTGAGCGTAGGCGACGAACGCCGCCTGCAACTCGCGCGAACTAGCAGTGCCGCTGTTGCGAATCTGGTCAAAGGCGCTTCGGGCGCTCTCTGCCGTCCGGCGGAGCTCGGCGTCACTTGTCACTCGCAGTTCCCGGAAGGCCTCAGTGACACTGTTTACGCCCGGCGTGATCTGATCAGCCTTCTCGCCGATCTTCGCCAGCGCCAGCGCAACCTGCTCGGCGGATAGCTTCCCTTCACGGCCAAGACGCTCGACCTCCGTACGCAAAAGGTCGAGCGCCTTGGCCGAATCGGCTGCCCCCACCGCAAAATCGATCGCGCCGCCCAGCGCTGCACCAGTGTCCACCCCCTTTGCCTCGAGCAGGTCGAAGCCAGCCGCAAGGGTGTCCAGATGCCCCAGTGCCGATGCCGCCCCGCTCGAAATACCCGATGCGAGCTGTGCGAAGTCCTGTCCGGTGCCAGCGATGCTCGCGCGCAATGCGCTATCCATTGCACTCGCCAGCGCCTCGACATCCCGCTTGGATTGCCCGAACGCGGCCTGGGCGGTGATCATGAACTGGTTCAACTGGGTGCCGTCGAGCTCGGCGAGCGCGGCCTGCCATGCGGCCCCGACCTCCGCTGCCGTCGCCTTCCCTGTGGCCTCCAACTCGGCAAGCGCCTGGCCGAAACCTTGCACACTGACCAGGGAGCTCGCATCGAAGCTCTTGCCGAGCTCCTTCAATGCAGCTGCTGTTTCAGTGCCCTTCGCGGCCAGCGCATCGAACTCTTGGATCAGCAGCGAAGCATTCACCGACAGGAGGGCTTCAATCTCGGCCCTGCTCATGCGCGCACCGGCCCCGAACGCCGCCAGCCCCTCGCTCGCGCGCTTCAGCCCTGCCGCAGCCTGGTCTGCCGAAAACTCACTGGCGATACCGAGTTCCTTGGCGCCCTGGGTGGCCATCTGCGCGCCAGCGTAGTACTTTCGCGCACCGTCGAGGCGCTCGAAGTAGGCTGCACGCTCGGCTTCCGACAGGCGCGCCACCTCGGCCGTGGTCAGGACCACGGTGTTGCGGTAGCGCTCGTTGCTATAGGCCAGCTTCTGCCCGCTGTCGAGCATGCCGCGTGAGGCCTCGCGCATCGTCTCTTCGGTGCGGCGCATTGCCTCACCGGCTTCACCCCACTTTGCCACCGTTTCGCCGATGTATCTGCCGGTTTCCGTCAGCAGCTCGAAACCTACCACTGCAAGCGCGACCTTCACCGTCCCGGGCAAGGCGGCCAGGCCGGCGCGTAGGCCGCCCACCTTCGTGGTGGCCGCGAGCGCCTCAGCCCCGAACTTGGTCACCTGCGGGATCAGCTTTGCGGCGAACACGGCCAGGCCCACTTCACCGGCTACGGTGGCCAGTTCAGCGATGGTGCCCAGATTATTGGCAACCGCTTCCAACGCGTGCGCCACGGTAGCCGAAGCACCGTTCGCCTGGTCGAGTTCGCCGATGAACTGTGTCCAGTTCGTGGACAGGTTGGTGAGCGCACGACCGATGGTCAGCGGCAGCTTGGAAAACTCGGCGTCGATGGCCCGGGCCTGGGACTGCAGCGCTCCGATCACCACCTCGCTGGTGAGCTTGCCTTGCTCCGCCATGCCACGCAGCGCACCAAGCGGCACATCCAGCCCATCGGCGAGCGCGCGGGCGAGACGCGGGGACTGCTCCATGATGGAGTTGAACTCTTCCCCGCGCAGCACGCCGGACTGCAGGCCTTGAATGAGCTGGACGATGGCCGCATCGGCCGCGGTTGCACTCTGGCCCGCGACCTGATTAGCCTTATTGATCGTTTCGGTCAGGCGCAGCACGCCCTGCTGGGTCAGCCCGACAGACTCGCCGGCGCGCGCCATCGCGGCTAGCAGGTTGGTGGTGCCCTCAAGCCCGGAGTAGGTGGTACGCGCCAGCGCCACCGTCTCGGCCAGGGTAACGTTGAACCCGGCCTGGGTGCTGTTGACCAGGTCGATACGGGCCCCGAGGTTGGCGTACTGATCCGCGGTCCGGCCCAGATCGGCCGCGGCCTGCAAACCGACCTGCGCCCCGGCGAACTGCAACAGGCGCGACTGCACGGTCGAGAGCTGCTCGGAGATCGAGCGCACGCCCTTTGCCGCCTGCGAAAACCCCTTTTCCGTCTGAGCGCCGGCCGACTGCGCCGCGCTGCCCACGCCCTGCAGGCGCGCGCGCAATTCGCCGGCACGCTGCGCCACCTGCTGCGCACTTGCAGCCAGTCGCACCTGGGCGCCGGCAAGGTCGGTCGAGGAAATGCCGGCGGCGGCCAGTGCCTGGCGTGCGTTGTGCAGCGCCAGGCGCTGCGCCTCGTAGGCGGTCTTGGCGCGGCCTGCCTCGTCGCGATTGCGCGCGAATGCGCGCTGCGCCTTGTCCGCGGCGCTGCCGGCCTCTTTCAGCGCCACCGCAGTCGGGCGGTAATCGGCGGCCAGCGTGCGCGTGACCCGTCCTGCCTCGGCGCTTTCCTTTTTCAGCTCGGCCAGGCCCGTGCGCGTTGTGCGAATCTTTACGGCGTATTCGGCCGTATCGGCGCCGCTCTTCTTCACCGCCGAGCGCAGTGTTTTCAGCTCGGCTGCCGCCGCAGCCACTGCCGCTTTCAGTTCATCATGGCGCGTGCGGGCCTGGGATAGCGCTGCCGCCGCCTTGCCCTCGGCAGTCGTGGCGGCGTCCAGTGCGGACTGCTTGTTCCGCAGCTCCTGCGCCGCCGCACGCGTGGCTGACTGCGCGGCCTGCAGCGCCTCGGCATAGCCTACGGTTTCGCGCTTGGCCGCGGCGAAGGCATCGACCAGCCGTTCCTTCGTGGCCAGGCCGTCAATCTCCTCGGCCAGACGCTGAAACTCGGGCGCGGCCTCGCCTGCACCCTCGCCCAGTGCGGTCACCTCACGCGACAGCGCCGACAACTTGCCGTCGCCGGTGGTGTCCACTTTAATGACGACATTGGTCTCGATCGGATTCGACATGACGCGCCTATCTCTTCAGTGCTTCGTGCTTGCCTTGCTGCTGTTTCTGGTTGCTCTCGGCGGTGCAGGCTGGGCAGCGACTGGCGCCTTGCTGACACTCGGTACCGGCATCGTGCTGATGGTGCTGGATCTGATCGCCACCGCCCTGCGCTAGATCGGCGCCGGCGCACCACGATGGGCGCCGGCCTCACCCCTTAGCTTCTCTTGCGGTAATCCAGCACGAAGGGCGACAGTCCCGGCCCCGGGATCTCCAGCTTGCCCGTGAGCGGCGCTTCGCTCACCTCGTCCTGCAGGAAGTCATACGCGGCATCGGACGCCACCACCGCACGGTCGGCATACAGGTACACATCCTGGTTGTTCACCAGGTTGACCCCGTCGAGCTTGAGCCGCATCACCGTCTTGTAGCGGCGCGCGCCCAGGATGCGGTCGCCCGTCACCGCGTCTTCGGTGCCGCTGAGCTTGAGCGTGGCCGCGTCAGCGATTGCCCCACCGGGCAGGACATGCAGCAAGCCCAGACGGAAGTTGACCTCGTAGTCCTCGCCCAGCGTGTAGGTGGTCACGCCCGTCGAATCCTTCGCCGTGAAGCCGGTCTCGGCGATGTTTTCGAGGCCCGTTTCCACCCAGGCCCCCATCGCAGCGGTGACCTCTACATCGGTGAAGGCCCCGCCCGCCATCGACAGCGGCACGAGCAGGCCCGACAGTTGCATGGCGAAGATCTCGCGCGTTACCTCGGAAAAGGTGATGGCGAACTCGGCCGGCTGCGGCACCGGCACCGACACGAAGGATTGGCCGTAGGTTTCGCGCCCCTTGCTGAGCTTTTCCTTGAACTCGCTCGGCGTGGCGATCTCGAGCTTGTCGCATTCGACCTGGACGAAGGGGCCGAAGCTGCCGTCCTCGCCTTCCATCGAAAAGAACAAGTCGCCGGCGAAGAGCAGGCCTTTTTGCTGTTGCTGCGTCGACATCGTGAAGTCTCCTGTGGGATTACGTCTGTGGTGTTACGGTTTCGCCCGCTGTGCGCGGACTCTCATGCCTACGCGCCAGCCGATCGGGAAATAGCCGAAGCCGGCGCGGAACCCGGCCTCGGGCGCCGCATCCAGATGCAGGCTTTTGCAGCCGGGCAGCGCGGGCACCCAGGCGCCCAGCGCCGCGATCACCGCTCCCATCAGCGGCCCTGCATCGGCCCGCAGGGCGTCGGCGGTACCGAGGGTGCTGGCGTTGCGCACGGCGATCACGGTCAGCCAGTACTGCTCGAGTTCCTCCCACATCGCCGCGGTGGCACGCCCTGGGCGATAGCTGCGGTACAGCACATGCACCGCGGGGGTGGGCTGGGTGCCCTCGGTCAGCCCGGCCAGATCCCGTGCCGCCAGCACATGCACGGCGGCCGGCAGGGCCTCGCGCAGCCGCGCGACCAACAACGGCTCGAGCGCCAGAAAATCGACCGGGGGTATGGTGCTCATCAGCGATACCCAGCCAAGGCCGCATCGGACGCGCGGCGCTCGGAAAAATCCCAGCGGGTTTCGGGGTCGTTGTCCTGCACGTCCGCCGTGCCCAGGCTGGCGCGGCCCGCGGCGAGGTCGGCCAGATACTTGTCCGCCCAGTCGGTGGCGCGGCGCATGTCCTCGGTGGCCGCATGGCCGTACAGCCGGCGCAGCGCGATGGTGGCCACTACCGTGGGCAGGTCGCTGCCGCCCACCACTTCGGACGACAAGCGCTGGCCATAGCGCGGCACGATGTACGTGTCAGCGTGACGGCTGGTGCGCTCGAGCGTATCGAGCAGCAGGCTCACACCGCGCGTGGCATCGGCCACCTGATCGGCAGGCCACGCATCGAGCTCGCCC